CTGGAGGTTGGCGTTGCGCAGGTTGCCGCCAATCGTCTCCGGGAAGCCAATCTGGGCACGCGGGTCCAGGAAGTTCTGACCGGACAGGATGGCATCCGGGCTAAACTGACCGAAATCCTCGGTCGTCACCACCTCCTTGGGGATCAGACCCACGTTGGGGTCGGTGGGCACCTGACCCACCTTGAAGCTGCCGCCGATGTTCTCGAGGGCATCCGTGAATGGAGCGAACATGCTGCTGCTCTCGGCCGCCTGCAGGTCAGCATCGCCACCCTGCTTGATCATCGGACCGGAAGACTCGGGAAGCACATTCTCACCCTGGACACCCGGCGCCTCCATGAATGGGCTGCGCTGGGGCATGAACAGCATCAACGTAATCAGAAAAAGAAGAACCAGGATCGCCAGACCTTTGCCGTCCATTTATATTGTACGCCTACTTTTTTTTACAGGTCCATGTCTGGCTCCGGCTCCTCGGCTGGGTCATCCTTGAATAGGTACTCACGGGGGAATTTTGGCTTCGGGGTCGCCTTGACCCGCACCTGGATAACCTTCCAGACCGGCTCAAAGGCGCGCTTCGTAAACACGAGGCCTGACAGCTCGAAGAGGGCGTCGACTGGAATGCCAGTCTCGATCGACTCGAGCCTGTTCTTCTGGGTGTCGTAAAACGTGGTGACCACCTCACCCTTGATCGTCGCAAAGGAGGCTGACAGCTCCGACTCGGGGTTGACGCTCTTCTGGTAAGCTGAAGAGACCGTCTCGTCCGAAATCTCCTTGCCGAACCATTCCACCTTGGACTGCTTGGCCTGAGCGACAATCAACTCATCAATCTCCGAGAAAAGAGTTGAGTCGGTCTTGATCGTCGTCTGGGCTCCCTCGATACCCAGGAAGGTGACCCCGTTCACCTGGTGTACCACGCGCGAACCGTCCTCCTGGGTCACCTTTAGGAAGTAGCGACCATCCTGAAGCTTGGCGGGCTTGGCAAAAAGCATTGTGTCCATAAAACAAATCACGTCTCTAAGTAATGAGCTACTGTGGCCCTCAGTACGCGTCAGCAAACTGTCAGTGCTACCTACAGCTCACTCCAGGCATCAGTCCTGGTTCAAAAGTTGCGACGACAACCCCCCTGTGCGCGTTCCGCCTCGAGGGAAAGCAGTATGCATGCGATCCAGGTTGCTGCCCACAAGCATGTACTGTGGACAACTCGTCAGCTGAGCCCATGGAGACGACCAAGTCGACTGACGTTGATACAAAATTGACAGTCCTGGACTGGATTTTGATCGTCCTGGCGATCATCTTCTGCATCCTGCTCATAATCGGTGCGGTGTGGGCCTCGCGCAGAAGAAAAAACCTCGGCCAATAGTAGTTTATGGAGCCTGATGTCCTAAAGAATTTGACGGACAACGAAGTCTATAAGTATATGCGCGATACGGTCATCTGGGGGCGCTTCAAGGTGTGGCACCTCGTGCTGTTCCTGACGCTCGGACCTATTTTGACCTGGCCGATGCTGATCATTCTTGGTGTCGTTTTCGTATACGAAAACCGAAACGTAGTTAAAGACGTCAGGGATATACTAAGCAGTAATGGAGACGTCTACCAACGAGCTACTGACTACCCTGCAGGCCGAGATCAAGGCGCTGCGCAAGGACCTGCGCAAGGTCAAGCAGCTGCTGGAGGATCCCTCCGGTGAGAAGACCAAGGCGCGCGCGTCCAACAACGGCTTCAACAAGCCGCTGGATGTGTCCGACAAGCTGCGTCTGTTCCTGCGCCTCGGTGCCGATGAGAAGGTGTCTCGCAGCCAGGTGACCAAGCTGATTAACCAGTACGTGACCGAGAAGAACCTGAAGAATGGCCAGCAGATTTCTCTGGACCATACGCTGAAGGAGCTGCTGAACCCGCCGGAGGGTACGACGGTGACGTTCCTGAACATCCAGAAGTTTATCAACCCGCACTACATCAAGCCTGCGGCGGACCCAAAGACGCCGCCGGCGACTCCGGCCGGGACTACAACCCCGGAGGCGCCGAAGAAGGCGGCTCGTCCGACCCTGAAGAAGACGGCTTCTGCACCTGCAAAGTAAGTTAAACAATTTTGTCGTGTAATAGAAAAACATGGAGCCTGTCCAACTCGTTGATCCACCGGTGATGGATCGTCAGAAAATTGAACAGCTCGTTGGTACAAAGATTCGTGACGTGTCTTTGTATCAGCGCGCCTTTACGCATAAATCGGCACTCAAAAAGTACCAGGGTCTTTCGGGTTCGTACGAGACGCTTGAATTTATGGGGGATTCGGTGCTCGGTTTCATAATTACACGTCACTTGTTTGACAAGTATGAAAAGGAGCAGGAGGGGTTTTTGACCAAGGCGCGCACGAAGATGGTGCGCGGCAAGACGCTGTGCGAAATTGCCGAGACGCTCGGGCTCCATTCGTGGATCCTCATGGATGACAAGGGCATCCGGAACAACTGGAACACCAATCCGAATATCCTCGAGGATGTTTTCGAAGCGCTCGTCGGTGCGATTTATCTCGACCTCGGGATGGTCCACGCCAAAAAGTTTGTCTTTGCGGCGTTTGACCGGGTCGAGGTGTCCTTGACGGACGACAACTACAAGGATCAGCTCATGCGTAAATGTCAAGCGGAGAAGCTGCCCCTGCCCGATTATCAGGTGCGGAACCAGTACCCGAACGGGACGTTTCACGTCGAGGTGATTGTGAACGGTGCGCCGTGTGGGTCGGGATTTGCGACGACCAAAAAGCAGGCTGAACAGAATGCAGCCCAGATTGCACTCAAAAAATAAATGTTGATACATACAAATGTCTAATCGTACCCCCGTTCTTCTTGCAAACATACTCGCGAATAGAAATGCTCAGAACCGTATCATTCGTCAGTTTCAAAGCAACCAAAACAATATGCGTCGGCGGGCTAATCGTCAACGTTCGAATACTATCAATCGTCAGCGGCCGAATACCATTCGTCGACGGACAAACGAGAATCTGCGAGCTGCCAGACGGAGATTCCTAATGGCGGCGATTCGTCGTTTGATGCGTCAGCGTCGTTGATAAACATTACAGACTCTCCTTATTAAGGATGCATCCGCGCGTCGCGGAGCTCTTGGCACAAGCGTATGCCGACCAGCGAAGTCAAGAATGGCTGGCGCTCCGCGGGACGATGCTGACGGCGAGCGATCTCGCGACGGCTCTCGGCGACAATCCCTATGAAAAACCGAGCGATCTCTTGCTCAAAAAATGCGGTGCCGTCAAATGGGACGGCAACGCGGCGACTGCGCATGGTACACTGCTCGAGCCGATCGCCCGAGACCTGTACGACGCGCGCTACAACCGCAAGTCTCACGAAATTGGCCTCGTCCAGCATCCCGTCCACAAATGGCTCGGCGGGTCTCCGGATGGCGTCACGGAGGATGGCCGACTCATCGAGATCAAGTGTCCGTTGACGCGTAAGATTACACCGGCCGTCCCAAAGTATTACCTGCCTCAGATTCAGCTGCTGCTCGAGGTGCTCGACCTCGAGGTGTGCGACTTCATTCAGTACCGACCCGCAAAGACTATACGAAAGTGCAACGAATGCCGGGCGTGCAACCTCGGCGTCTTTTCGTCCGGGTGCGAATGCGAGTACGCCGAGTACCCGGATCCGGATCACCCCGAGGAATTTCAGGTGACTGAAGTGATTCGGGACCGCGCATGGTTTGAGCGTATCCTACCGGTTGCCAAGGCGTTTTGGGACCAAGTGGTCCTGCGCCGCAAGTTGGGTCTGTGCGAGGTTGAGAGCGACGACGAGGACAACTCGGTCCCGGTCGTGGCGGCCGGTCTGGTTAAGGATTATATGTGCGAGATAGAAAGCGACGATGAGGTGCGAGAAGTGTCGGAGCCAAGTGGGCCTGTTGACTCTGACATGTCGGGAGTGCACGAAGAAGTTTTGCACGCGGTGCATCCAACTGGAGATGCACCAGTGCCAGAAACTCGAAGGTCGGAGCGAATCCGAACGCGCTCTGTTGGAAAAGAAGCTGATCAAGGTTGAGGCGCCCAAAGTGATTAAACTGTAATTTCACCGACGAGTTACTGAACGTATGACGAGGTGTCCCATGTTCCGTGGAAGCGGTAGGCGACGTACGGTGCGGCGAGCCGACGCCATGTTCTTGATGGCTCTACTCATGGTCCGAACAGCATTCAATTCCCTCTGAGTGAGAGGGCTGTTGTTAAAGGTTCGAGACCCGCTCCAATTGACGACGCGTCGAGCGAGTTGGTGGTAACGCTTCTGAGCCTTTTCCCATTCTTTGATGAGTTTGTTAGACGTTCTTTCTTTGTTACGTACATTTAGAAGGACTATATTCAATTCTTTTTGGGCTTGATTAATTTTCTGCTGAAAGGCAGCGGCTTCTGATGCTGATGGAGTCCATTTCATACTGTGCCGAAAGTTGAATAATTTGGTGTCGAGTTTTCGTGCACGGTTATGTGCTGCACGTTTGTGGACACCAGCCTCCATCATCTGAGCCTCGAGATTTCGGGTTTCGGCCAGGGCGGCCGAGGCGCGGGTCAGGGCTGCGTGCAAGGATGTAAGGTTGCGACCTCCGTGGAATACACGCTTCTTGCCCGGGGACATGCGCACGCCTGGTGGGGTGTTGAACAATATCCCTGGAGAAATCATACTTTATCCACTGAAAATTAAACTTTGAGCACCTTGGCTGCGATGAAAACCACGAGCAGAAGAACGAGCATGATCCAGATGGGGAAAAGAGATTCACCGCGTCCAAACAGAGGTTCGTTTGTATAATTTTCGCCGTTCCGCCAGACAATCTCACGCGACCAACTTGTAGTACCATCATCGTACTGCACTTTGCGCGCCGGGAACATGAATGATGGCGCCGGGTCGACACCACCCGTCTTCAGATAAAGAGCTCCTGACCGATTGAACGCCAGGGGCGTGAGGTGCTCCTCGGCCTCAGACTTGGATTTCGGCGCGTCCCACGTCGCCGGACCATCGACTGGAGCATTCCACTGCATGTCGGGGTACGTGGCACCGTCGTACGACACACCGAACGTTCCGGTTGCCGTGTACGGGTTGAAGCGATTCATGGACAGATTGTCATCGGCCAAAAATTCAGTCATTCCTATAGTTATTCAACATATTTTCTGGTCTGAACCTTTTCTCTGTGCCGGGACCACATTTCGTCCAGGTCAACGTTGAGCATATAGGCGAGCTGGAAGAGATACGAAAATACGTCTCCCATCTCGGTCGTAATATCCGTGCCTCGATCCTTTTTGAGGCCGGTCTTTCGAAAGTTCCTCTGGTATTGGCGGATCGCCGAAGCGAGCTCGCCAATTTCCTCGGTAAACAAAAGCCAGACTGTACTGACGGGCGCTTTGTCCCACCCCTTCGTCCTGCAGAGATCAAAAGTCTCATCACGGTAAGTATTCATCATGACTCAGCAGCGACTCATTTGTTTATAAGAAGTACAAAGGCGGCCAGGAGCAGTCCGAGCTCAATCGAGCACCGGAGCTTCTCAGACTGGAGCTCCGACAGTTTCCGACGGTCGGCGACGACCGCACTGACGAGCCGGGACAAACGATCGATGATGAAGAAGATTACAAATCCGAATGCGATTTCCTGGGTGCTCTTCATTATGTTGCTGTGGGAATAAATTCCCACGCGAGCTCCCGGCAGATGAGCCGCCACATCTCATCCTGACGGTGCAGCTTCTCCTTGGACTTGAGGAGCGGGAAGCACGGCAGGTAATCATCCTCGCCGAGAAGCTCGCAAAATTTGTACAGGGTGAACGAGTACGACAGAAAGTTTTTCCGATCGGCCGGACAATGTTTCTCAAAGGGTTTCTGAACTTGGCCGAACATGAGACGCAGTTTGTCTTCGAGCTCTTGAGGCATGGTCGGTGGCTTGACGCCGTTGAGAATCGTTGTGATGTACGGTGCATGTTCGTAGTACTTG